ATAACTTGGTTGCCAATCATATATTTGCATTTTCCCATCAGTATTTAAAATTGCTAAAACTAAACCATTATTATTTAAATGTACTGGACCATCCATTTTAGTAGTTGAATTTCCAGATAAGGTTATTCCTCTTTGTGTCCATACATTATTTAATAAATCATATATTCTAACTTTACCAAAAGAAAAATCATTTGGCGCACCGATAGCAATCACATTTTCGTCTTTACTTAAACTTATAAATTTACCTGATTGTGCACCGGTCACGCTACAAAAAATATCATTACCTAATTGACTCCAGTCTGTGTTATTCCAATAATACAAACGAACCATACCACTACTATTAGCTGTCTCACTATTTAAATCTGATGCAATAGCAATTATATTACCACTTGAATTTATATCTACACTCACACCACAATTTTCATTATCTGTTTTTCCATTAATGGTTGATCCTTTTTGTACCCATGCATTATTTACCCATTCAAAAACACGAGCACAACCTCTTGTATTACCTCCGGCATTATTTTTAGTCGCACCAACTATAAATATATTTTCATTATCACTGAATTTAACAGACCATCCGAAACGTTCATTTACTGTCAAACCATCAATATCCAAACCTTTTTTTATCCAACTACTCATTTATATATGTATATTTTTTTATTTTACTTTTTGAATGTATATATCAGTTAATTTAAAATTAATTTTGTCAAACAAATAAATCTTGGATATATAAAAAAAATGAATATTTAAAATTTTAATATAATTAATTAAATCATGAGTAAGATATGGGTCGATATCGCATTTGATGAAAAATCAAAATACAATCAATGCAAAACATGTAATATTTTAACTTCGAACACATCATATTGTTGGAAATGTAAAAAATATTTTTGTCGTGAACATAAACTAAATGTTTGTTCAAAATGTAATAAATGTATCGATTGTGTCAATCATGATAAATGTAATTTATGTAATCGCTTCAGTTGTCAAAATTGCAATTGTGATAACTGTAAAATCAATATTTGTAGTTTATGTCAAACAAATATTAATGGATATAAATATTGTACAAAATGTGTTGGATATTGTAAGAATTGTAGAAAACTATCATTAATTATAGACAGAGAATTAAATGTTTGTAGCAATTGTAAAATTGATTGTACGCAATGCCACAAAAGTTTTGTCAAGTCATCTGATGATCAAGGTTGTTACATTTGTTTACAAACAAAATGTAGAACATGTGCTCCTCTTTGTGTAGATTGTAACACTTACCATTGTGTTGCTTGTTATAAAACTTGTGATAAATGTGGGAACCATTCAACAAATTATCAATCATGTGATACATGTAATAAAAATGTGTGTAATAATTGTTGTTTTAGATGTAAATGCAAAAAATTTTTTTGTTGTTACAAAAATTGCAGTAATTGTGGATTAAAAACTTGTGGAAAACATAATTGTTGTGAAAATAATTTGTTAAAATGTATTTCTTGTGATAACAAACCGTTATTTACATGTACATATTGTAAATCATATTATTGCATGGATTGTTCACGAGATGTATCAGTTAGATTGTGTACGAAATGTTATGATAAAATTAGTTTATAATAGTTATAAAATTTCTCACTCATTCATATATGGAAGAAAGATTTGATCCAACTAATTTTGTTCAAAATATAAAATCCCAAATATTACCTTGTTATTATTTGTTATTTGATAATTATTTAGGTCCTAGTATTGGAAATAATTTGATACAAACATATATTTTTTTTGATAATTATTTAAGATCACCGTATTTTACACGAGTAGGTGAAGATATATTGAACATAATAAATACAGGAACTAGAAATGATAGAGTAATTAATGAATTATTACCAAAAAAAAGAATAATTGAACATTTTAAAGGATTGAATATCTCTAATTTGAACAAAGTTAGTCTACTACACGATATTTATAAAGATCAAATTTGGTGTTCTTTAACAAATAGATGTCCAGAAATAGAAAATACGTATGAAGATGATGCATATGGTGATGATATTTATAACGGTGGAAGCCATGATCCATCAAAACCTGAAACAACAGAATTTATTGTTTCTGGTGGATATTATAATACAACTACAAAATCTGGGCACGCAATGTTATATTACATTAAAAAAACTGATGATTCACGATCAAATTCATATTTTTTTTATGTTTTTAATAGCGGTGAAGGTATAAAATATCATCCTTATAATGAAAGTAATGATATGAGATTAGGAGCCTTGAGTGAAATTTTAGATGAAGAACAAATGAAAACAAAGATAAGTAATTTAATTATATATAATCACATAGTTGATAATGGAAATATTGATGAATTATATTTTCGTTACTTATCCTCTAATCACGAATTTAATTTTGGAGATAAGCACAATTTGTTATGGATAAAACCTCAAATATCAGGATCATGTACATTTTATTGTGTGAATAATTTTATGCAATTTTATTTATTTAAAGATCAAGATCATACAAATGTAGAACTATATTATCAAAATTTGTATAATTATGGTGGAGTGACTTTAATTAATGAATTTATGGAAAAAGATTTTTTTTATGAACATGAAAAAATTGCTGTTAACATTATTAATTTTACTGTAAAAAATAAAAATGATGATTTAATTCAAATGATTTACAATTTTAATGCGAAATTTAATGAAAAAGTTAAGCAACATTCGTCTTTTAATAATACTTTTGCTTTAGAAAACGTAAACATAAGTTATGAAAACACTAATTTAGAAATTAATGAATATGATGAAAATGATATTAATTCTATATTGTCATTTATCAATAATATCATGCTTCAACACATTGGTAAATGTAATTCGGACAGTCATATTACAATTAGATTAATTGAAAAAATATTGATCAAATGTATTAACAATAAAATTGATAAAAGTAACATTGATATTGACATATTACATCAAGTTATTAGAAAGTTTAATCCATCATTGTGCCAAAAACTAACATCAATACAAAATAAAATAGACTCAAACTACAATTTAGTTAGATTTTGTTTATTTATTATATTTTTTGAACACAATGACAAATGTTTGGACGATAATAACAATAATAATGTTCTAGTATCATATGGATTCAATTATGGAAAACATTTTGTTTTGAACTATGATAAAGAATTAATTGAAAAGTATAAAGGTTATTACAATACTGGTTTTACTTCATTAAAAATACATGAAAAATTAGTTTTAAAAGATGGTGTTTCCTACACACCAGAAAGTTTCATCCGAATGGTTCTACCAAAAAAAGAATCACCAGCAAAAATGTTATTATCTGAATTAACACCAACACAAGAACAAGAAAAAAAGCAATATATTTGGAAAATTCTGGAAATTTTATTTTTCTTTGGTTTACATGAAGATGCCAATACATTATTTTTTCAAAAATTAATCAATGTAAGATTTGACACAGAAGAATTTATTGGTTATAAAAGTGATCTTTCTATATTGAACTCGCTCAAAGATCAAGATATAATGAAAATATTTAATTATGCATTGTTTATAGACAATTTAAATTCACAACAATATCAAATTTTAAATGAAATTTCCATGGAAACATATTTAATTTATAAAATTGATGATTCTCCAATTAATCCATTTTTTAATTATGATAATTATCTCAATGGTGAATCAAATACTACAAAATTATTATCAGATGAGCATATATTCAATGTTAATAAACTATGTCACATCAATATTCAAAAAATAAACATTCAAAGTTTCGTTGAATCCATACCTCATCTTAATTTTTATCCATTGTGTTATTTCACATTATTAATAAATCATTATTTTAATTTAGAAAACCCAATCAAACGAACAATAATTGATATTTTGGAACAAAAAAATACAGATGATTTATATCTTAAGGGAATTAGACTTTTATTGGGTTTTGATGATGATTTATTTATAATAAATGAAATGAGTCATAAATTGGACAAATATTTTATTTTAGTTGATGAAATATTATTATCAATATCAATAGGTAAATTAAAAAACAAAATTGATGACACAAAAAATGAAATTATAAAATACCTCAATTTTATTCCAGATGTAATAAACATTGCACAAGTTAACGATAAGATTACAGAAATTGTTACTGAAAATGAAATTTATTTAAATCTTGTTAATTTAATTTTTTTTGCAAAAGAATTTTTTGTTGATGAATATGTATTTGTCAAAACTCATGACAAAAAATACATTGGAAGACCTAAAAATAATTTAAAACCAATTAATATTGATGTAGTTGACGATAAATTAAAAATATATTTTAATGAAAGCGGTTTTGAATATGTTTTAATTGATGGCAATCAAGAACAAAAACTACCAGAATTTATAACTAAATTTTTTTTTATGTTTAAAGAAAAAATTTTGATTTATAAATGTAACGATAAATATAAAATTTGTTTTATTAATGTTTTATTTGAAAATAATAATTTGTGGATACATTTTGACAAAAATTTTTATATCGAAAAAAATGAAAGCAAATATGTAGTTGTTAATAAAGAAAATAATTTAATATTCAATAGGTGGATTTATGATTTACCTGCTTCATTGATTTTAAGAAAAGATGATTATCATTATTTATTTTTCATCGAATTAAATTCGAATCAAAAATTATTTTCAAAATTATGGACTTTCAGAAATAGACATGTGATTAGTTCAAAATAAAAAAAAAATGAATTGTTTTGTGATTAAATTATCATACACTGGATTAGATATTAAAACTAATGACTACAAAGAAATTTTGTCATATTTTATCATGTGTAATATGTATCAAAAATCAAATAACATTGTAAATTTAATTAATAAAATTTTATTTTACAACCCAAAAATATTTGGATTTATTGAAATTAATTTTCCATTTGGTCATTACTTGATAACAAAAGTTAATCAAATTGAAGATCCACAAACTATTATACCAAATAGATTAGACAGAACATACTATGGATATGAAGCTTTTGATGATATGATGGATGATGATTATTTATATTATTTTGGTCCCAGTGATTATTTAGTAAATGAATTTTTTACAGTTCAAAAAGACAATCAAGATTATTCTCATGCTTTTTCTCAAATAGTTAATAACACGTGCGATCTTGAAAATAGTGATACAATAATTGATAGAATAAATTTATTCATAAAAAATCGTGAATTTTGTAATTTTAAAGCAAAGATAGATTCTAATGTCATGCAAAAACTCAGAGAATTAATGAAAATAAAATCACAATCATTAAAACATATAAGCGATCAAATATATGATATTTCATTTTTTAAACTTGTGAAAGACAATTATTCACATTTCTACAACATATTACTTTGCAAACAATTAATTGAAGTAATTAAAGAAACTTCTCAACTTAATTCCACGAAATTGTGTGTAGATTATAAAATTTTATTTGACAAATTAAATTCAATTTATAAAGGAACAAGAAAAATTAACATTGTTTTATTTGAAATATTATTTGAATCATTTATAGAAACCAAACAATTTGAAATATATAATGAAATATTAAATGAAAATACCAATTACAGTGTTCGACAACTTTTGATGGGTAAAGGTAAAACATCTGTTATTATGCCACTGTTATATTTAAATAAGATTTTTAAGAATGTGGATCCTTTGATTATATTACCACAACATTTAATGAATCAAAGTTATAATGACATGATCAATTATTCTTTATTATTAAATAACGTTATGCAATACAAATTAAGTGTTGGTACCCAAAATGAATTTAAATATATAACGAATGACTTACCAAAAATACTGTTTATGTCTGACGTATGTTTAAAAAAAATAAGAATTTTTTGTTTGGGACGCAAAGGCAAAGAAATTATTCCAAAAATTAAATCTATGTATGTTATTATTGATGAATTTGATAGTATGTACGATAACTTAAAAAGTAATTTTAATTTAACTTGGAGTCAAAGACCATTATTTGATTATCCAAAATATAACATTAATTATATTTTACAAATACTTGATTTAATCACTATCATTATTAAAGACAATGTTATTGATGTCAAGCCATTTTTGGAACAAAATTTAGAAGAAAACACATTGAAAAAACAATTAATTGGTAAGTGTTTGGAATCATTCAAAAAAGTTTATAATTTAGAATACGGATTTCCAAAAAAAGAAACTCACGTAAATCAATTTATTGCGGTTCCCTATTCACACACAAATACACCAATTAATAATTCAGAATTTAGCGATATTGACTTGACTATATTTTTAACTCATTTGTCTTTTTTAAAAAATGGTTTTAGAAAACAAGATGTTTATGAAATTAAAAAACATGTTGTAGAAACACGCAATTATTTAAAAAATGTTAATTACAATGAACAACAGCTTATCGAACATTTTAAATATTTAATTAACGATTATAAAATAATTTACTATTTGAATGAAAACGAAAATGCAAATTTCATTGATTCAATTATTGAAGAATTAAATATAAATAAGTCTATTGTTGTTCCATTTTATGTTAAAAAAATAATATTACCAAAAATTTTTATTTCCACAGAATATACAAACACATCGTTCATAGATGTAATTTCTAAATCGATGATGATTAATAAATGTGCATTTTCGGGAACGGTGAATATAAAATTACCAATATATTTTGATAATACTAATGAATTTACAGAGGTAAAAGAATCTAAGGAAGATAATGGTTCTATATATTATGCGTTGTTAGGTTTAAATAATTTGAGTAAATATAATGACATTCATTATATTAATGATGATATTATTAATTCTTTAATGGATGTGTTATTAATTTCAAATTATGATTGTTTCATTGATGCAGGGGCATATTTGAAAGATATTTCAGTAGAACATTTTATTGATCTATTATTTGAAAAGCTTGTGAACAAAAATGTTTTCATTT